TACTGAAAAAGATATTCGTCTTATTAAATTCTTGGCTAGAGAGGGACATACAAGCCCTTTTAGACACTGTACGCTACAATTTGAAATATATGCACCCCTTTTAGTTGCTCGTCAACATTGGAAATATGTGGTGGGTAGCGACCATACAATGGATGCGTGGAACGAAAGCTCACGAAGATATATAACAGAAGAACCAACATTTTACATCCCCAAATCAAATGAGTGGCGGTCAAAGCCAGAAAATTCAAAACAAGGCAGTGGAGAGCCTGTCAGTGAAGAAATTGGCGAACATTATACATCAAATCTAATGAAACTGATTGAAGCTAGTGAAAAACTATATGAAGATGCACTAAAAGATGGTATTTGTGCAGAACAAGCACGACTATTCTTGCCAGCATATGGTATGTATGTCCGCTATCGTTGGACAGCAAGCCTTCAATCTGTTGCTCATTTCTTGAATCAACGTTTAGCACATGATGCACAGAAAGAAATACAAGAGTATGCAAAAGCAGTTTATGTATTAGCAAAAGAATATTTCCCAGTTAGTCTTAATGAGTTAGTAATAAAAGAGTAAAATCATTTATCACTCATCACATAAAGGTAGAAGTGGATTTATATGAAGTTAGAAAAATTAGAAATTGTGGAATGTGAAGAATGTAAGGGAACTGGATTTAGCAAGTCAGATAGGCTTGGAGATTTATAAAAAAGGAGAGAGTAAAATTGAAGAAAATTGAAAAAGGTTATTTGGGGTTTGCAGAAGGAATGTTTTATGGCATGTCACAGCGTAGAATAAATAACTTTAAACAGGTAGACTGGAATAAAGTCAAAAAATTTATCGAAGAAAATAAAGAAAACTTAGTTTCGGTAAGTGCAGGATTAGCAGAAGATTGGGAATGGACTTCTGGAGAAGTTTGGAATAGTGAAGATGGTTATATACCTAAAGAAAACACATATGTCTATGCTAGTAGCAGTTGGGCAACTCCATCTATTGAAGTGGAGTATAAAAATGGTGAAATCGACATGTTTGAATGCTGGATAAACGGAGACAATCCAAATAGTTATTTTGATTTTTTGATTTAATATTAAGGAAATGGATAAAAATTATATATAAAATGGTATTGAATAATGAAAAGACGTTAAAGTGTTATGGCGAAAATTGACCCAATTGACTTAAAAATTGACAGAAAAGAACTTACTGAGAAGTTGGTCGAAGCAATTCAGCAGGCAGTAAATCCGAATTAATAAAATATAAATCCATTAGTTAAGCTAGCGGAGTTGACTTTTATGAATGACTTAAAAGAAACTAAAGTTATAGACAAATTACCAAACACAGGTATTAATTGGGGCGTTAAAGCAATAAACGCCCCAAAAGTTTGGGAACATACTAAAGGTGAAGGTGTAAAAGTTGTAGTAGTTGATTCTGGTGTAGATATGAATCATCCAGATTTAAAAGATAAAATTAAAGGAACTATAAATGTATACGATAAATCTACTAGACTAATAACAGATAATTATGGTCATGGCAGTCACGTTGCAGGTTTAATTGTAGGTGAAAAAACAGGTGTTGCACCTAATGCAGAATTATATGTTGTCAATTCTTTAAATAGCGACGGTATTGGTGGCGCCAGAGAAGTTTTGGATGGCGTCACATATGCAATTAATACTAATGCCGATATATTATGTATGAGTTTAGGTATAAACAAAAAACTTCCGCAAATAATGGAAAGTAGGCTTAAAAAAGCATATTATCAAGGTGTACTTATTGTTTGTGCAACAGGTAATAATGGTGTGCAAAACGTGGCTTATCCTGCTTCATATGATTTTGTAATTGGTGTGGGTGGCATCAATCATAAATTTGAAAGAGCAGATTTTTCTAATTATGGATTCGATATGGATGTTGTAGCGCCTGCTGTAGATATTTTAAGCACATGGAAAGATGGTAAATATGCTTATATGAGTGGAACTTCAGTGGCTTCACCATTAGTTGCTGGTGGCTTGGCATTGGTTAAATCGTACTACAGAAAACAAGGCATTGAGCTTAATGCTAAACAGATTAAAGAGATGATTTCAAAATTAAATAATGAAAAAGATAGGTATGTAGGATACGGACTATTTGATGTTGCAAAACTTATTGGGTTAGAAAATGAAATTTTCTAACCCAATTTTTTTATTTAACTGTTGACAAATATAAATAATAATGATATAATGTATTTAACATTATAAATAGGGCAGTGAGTTAAATGAATATTAAAGAGATATTATATAATAACTTACCAACCATGACACTATTAATTTCGTAACCGAAACAGTAGATATGGCAGAAGCTACACAATTATTTAAAGATAAACTTCAGAAAGAAAATCCAAATAAAATTTTTAATGCTGATAAAATTCAATGGATGGATAGTGTTAAACTTCTTGTTGAAGATAAATAATTATATAGGAGGAATTGATTATGCCTAAATTTTTAATACAATATACACACGTTGAGGAAACTACTTATGAACAATGGGTTGAAGCAGATAGTGAAGAAGAAGCGCTTCTTAAAATCGAATTCGAAGATGAAGCTGATTTTGAGAATGCAGTGGATATACAAGGAGTTGAAATCAAAGACATTGAGGTAATTGAAAGGGTTGATGATTAATGGATATTGAAAAAGCAAAGAGTGATATAGTTTATTTTGCTGAACAATTTCTAGGTGTAAAACTTCAATCATGGCAGAAAGAAGTGTTAAGAGCCATTCAAAAGGGCAACTTTAAAGAGTGGTGATAAATGATTGGCTAAATTAATAAATGATAAATACTATACACCTCCCGACATCGCTAAAAAGTGTATTGATATGACTTACAAGATTATTGGAAAAGATAATATAGTAGAAGTTATAGAACCTAGTGCTGGCAATGGTAGCTTTAGTTTACAGATTGACAACTGTATTGCTTATGATATAGAGCCTGAACATGAAAGCATTATTAAACAAGATTTTTTAACCCTAGATATTCCTTACAAGAAAGGTAGATTGATAATCGGTAACCCTCCCTTTGGGTCGAGAATGAATTTGGCTCAAAAGTTTTTCAAGAAGTCAGTAGAGATAGCTGATTACATAGCCTTTATTTTGCCAATCAGTCAGTTAAACAATACCAATAGCTTGTATCAATTTGATTTAATACATAGTGAAGATTTAGGGAAACAATGGTACACAGACAGAGAATTACATTGTTGCTTTAACATTTATAAACGACCTAAGAATGGACTTAATAAAAAGAAAGTAAAAAAATTAAAAGATGTTGAGATAGTGAGGCAAGATAGTAAAAGGTATGAATCAATACATAATTACGACTTGAGGATATGTAGAAGAGGACAAGCCGTTGGAAAAATTTTATCAGATGGAGAAAGATATGCAGGAGAATATAAGATAATAGTCAAAAATGATAAGATTAAAGAAGGTGTTATAAGGGTTTTGAGTACTGTAAATTGGCATGAAGAGATTAACTTCATCTCTACACCATATCTGTTAAATGCCCACATCATAGATTTATTAAAAAGAGAGATTAAAGGAATCAAATAAAATAGTTTTATAATGACATAATTATAGTAGAGGTGATGGCATGGATAACTTAATTAAAATTTTCAACGATTTAAAAAATGAGCCAAGTCGCACAGGTAAGGAGCAGATTCTTAAAAATAATGAGAATGAAACATTATTCAGATACGTTTTAAAATTTGTTTACAACCCATTTATTGTGACAGGGTTATCTACAAAGAAAATTAATAAAAAAGTAAATGTTGACATTGATAGTAAGCATAATTTTAAAGATATTGAAGAAGTTTTACGATATTTAAAAACTCATAATAGCGGTAGAGATTATGATATTGCTGTAGTACAAAACTTTATCAACAATCTATCTACAAAAGAAGAGAAAGACCTTGCAAAGAAAATTTTTACAAAAAGTTTGAAGGTTGGTATTACAGAAAAAACAATCAACAAGGTATATGGCAAAGATGAGATTCCTAGTTTTGCAGTTATGTTAGCGGAATCATATGCTAAAAAAGAATCTCATTTAACAGGCAAATTCTATGTAACACAAAAACTAGATGGCAATAGATGTGTAGCAATCAAAGATAATGATAAAGTAAGCTTTTTTACACGTAAAGGTCAGCCAATAGAAGGTATGACAGATTTAGAAAAAGAGATAATGAAGTTACGAAATGGAATTGTTTTAGACGGAGAATTACTTTTAAGAAATGATAATAATTTACCTGCTGATGAATTATTTAGAGAGACACAAAAAGTTGTAAGAAAAGATGGTGTTAAAAAGAATTTAGAATTTTATGCTTTTGATATTTTATCTGTTGAAGAATTTAAAAATGGTATATCTATTAATAAATATGAGGACAGACGAGAAGAATTAGAAAGTTTATTCTCATTCTTTGGTGAAGATTTCGAGTACGCTAAAGTATTACCTGTTTTATATAAAGGTGATGATAAAAATATGATTAGCGTGCTTATGAAATACGCCGAAGAAAAAGGTTGGGAAGGTTTAATGATAAATAATGCAGATGGTTTATATCAAAGCAAACGAACACCAGACCTACTAAAAGTTAAACATATGGAAACAGCAGACCTTCTTGTAATGAGTATTGAAAAAGCTATTGATGGTCAATTTAAAGATATGTTAGCTAGAGTTAATGTTGAATATAAAGGTAATCTAGTTGGCGTTGGTAGCGGATTCTCAATTGAAGAACGAAAGAAATTTGCTGAAAATCCAGATTTAATTGTTGGTAAAATTATTGAAGTACAATATTTTGAAGAATCTAAAGATGAAAAAACAGGTAAACCATCACTAAGATTCCCTGTATTTAAAGGTATTCGTGAAGATAAAACAATTGAAGATATTAGGTACTATTAATAGTTAATAACTTTAATAATATTAAAAATATTATTAGAAACCATATTAAAATATTTTGGTTAGCTAAAAATTTTACTATTATTTTTTTAATTTTAAGGGTAGACAATTCCCTAACGGTGTTATGATTGATGAATATAAGACTTCATTTTTAAAAGAAAAAAATGTTAAAACGTGGCGGATTTATAAAAAATTATAAGGGTGGTAAAGCAAATGAAAGCTAAAAGAATAGCTATTATATACAATCCTAATAGAATAAATAGTATATCTAGTGCGGAAAAAGTGTTCCATAATATTATAAATAGCATTAAAAATGAGGGTAATAAGGTTAGTATATCAAATGAAAAAGCAGTAATATTTAAAAACGGGACTAAAGTTGAAAAAATCTCTTTTGGTAAAGATGTGCTAAATAAGAAAGTTACTCATATGTATGTAGACAGCAACATTATGGAATTAGAGGGCGGTAAAAACTTTCTATTTGAAACTTTAATCCCGTATGTAATTTCTAACAAAAATTATGTAAATTTAGATGTTGCAGGGGAAAGAGAAGATAGAGTGTTTATATTCAATCAAAAAGGTATTATAGAAAAATTAAAAAATAATGATTAAAAACTGTTTTAAAAATCATTGACAAACAATAATATAATATAATGAGAAGGGTGAGGTTATCCTTCTCCTATTTTTTAAATAAAAAAATACTAAAAATGATATAATTGTAATGAAAACCATGCATACTTAGATTGTTGCAAGAACAAGAAAGAGAAAATAAATATTGACAAATGCTAAATATAATAATATAATTGGAGGTAAATAATGAATAAACTTGAGAGAAAAGTAATAGAAATGTATAGAGATGGCAATAAGCTCGAAAATATTGCTGAATCTCTTAATATTACATATAAAAAAGTGAAACAAATACTTATTAATTTTAAAGAAAATAATAAATATAAGCGAACATTTACAGATGATTTTAAGAAGGTTATTGCCGAGCGTGATATGAATGGTGTTTCACGCAGACAAATATCTTTAGAACTTGAAATCAATGTAAATACAGTGAAAAAAGCTTGCGAAAAGTTTGGTCAAACATTTAAAGAACGAACAGCATCAAATAATGAATTTACTAGAATAGATGGGGTATTTAGCTTATCTGAATGTCCATTATGCAAGAGTGTAGATGTTAATGAAGTAGATGATAATACTATTTACTGCATGGATTGTGGTAATGAGTTTATTATTAAGAAAAATCATGCGTTAAAAGTAAACTGGGAATATTTAGACTAGGGAGGCGTTAAAAATGAGAATAGTAGCTATACATGAACGTAGTGATGATTTTAGATATGAAGCATTAGAAATAACTATAAATGATGTATACAAATTTAGTGTACATCATTCAGAAGATACACCAGAGGATAACACATTATACAGAAACTTTTCAGACTGCTTTGACATTCCTAATATGTTAAAACTAGCGTATGAAGCAGGTCGCAGGAATGAAAAGCTAGAAATAAAATATTACAAGGAAGGCGATTTATTATGATTACATTAATTGCAACTGTTGAAATGTCAGGTGGCATTGGTGATAAAGATGGCAGGCTTCTATTTGATATCCCCAAAAATAATGCCAGATTTAAAAAAGAAACAAAAGGTAAAAAATTAGTTATGGGAAGAAAGACTTGGGAAGTATTTCCTAAGAAACTTCTTAAAAACAGAGAAAAATATGTGTTGTCTAGAGATAAAAAATTTAAAACTAACGGTGCTAAAGCAATTCATTCTATTAATGAAATTTTGGAGTTGGCTAAAAATAATGATGTAGCGATTATAGGTGGCGGTGAAACATTTAATCAGTTAATACACTATGCTGACAAACTTATCATCACTCATGTACACGAATTTAATTTTAAAGCACGAGTATTCTTCCCAGAGTTTACTTATAAAGATTGGAAGCTTGAAAAAATGGAAAAATTTGAAGAAACTGAAAAAGCGCCATCATTTACATTTGCAACATACACTAAAAAGAAGAGGTAACAGCTCAACTAAGGAGTGTTTAATAATGCAACAAAGTCAAGATATTTTTAACTTAAACAGAAAAATTGTTATTTCATCACCTATTGATAACCTTGT